ATCACATACCAATTGTGTGTGCAAAAAATGTTTTTCCAAATTTTTTAGTTAGTTTTAGTTTTAATAGTGAATTAGGTGATTTATACATTACATTTTCAAATATTTCTTCAACTGGTAGATGGACTACCATATATGTTGATAATAATGGAAATGGACCTTATAAGTGGATAGGTGATACTTCATCTTTACGTTTTGGTGAATTGTCATATGTTTTTGCAGGTTGGATTAATGTGACGCCTCATGTAATATCTTCTACTAATTTAGCTAAAAAAGTTGGTGATCCAGCGTTTTTTTGCCAAGGAAGCTGTATAGCTACACCTTCTACTGGATATTGGCTTGGAGTTTGTTCTACTACTTATGCTTGTTTGTATTTGAAAAGAATATAACAAGGAGGTTATAAATGCCTTGGGTTTGGGTTGAAAATGGAAATATATTTGTAGCTTATTCACAAGAAGTTGTTCCTCAAGGTGCAATTGAGGTGCCTGATGGGATTTTGCCCCAGGATTTAGTTATTGATAATGGAGTTTTACGACTTAAGACATTTGAAGAAAAGCTGAATGATTTAAAACAAGAAAAACTGAATCAGCTTAAATTTTATGTAGCAAGCTTACTTTCTCAAACCGATTGGGTAATAATTAAGCTTCAATCTATGAAAGAAGAAAGCTGGTCTGATAATGAAATACAAGTTGAAGTTCAAAAGTATCAGCCAATTTTAGAAAAAAGAAAGAGAATAAGAGAGTGGAATGAACAGACAGAACAAGCTATACAAAATGCAAAAACAATTGAAGAATTGGAGGCGATAAAGATTGAGTTTGAAGGATAGAATTTTAAAAATTTGGAATAGTAAGTTAAATCCTCTTGGCAATTATGATGACCCTGTTCCACCTGATTGGTGTTTTGAGAAGTATGGAGTTTTTGCTTGGTTTTATTGGTTTTTTGTGAGAAATCCTTTGCATAATTTTTCAGCTTATTGGCTTGGGACAAGGAATTATTCTTCAGTTTGGAAAGTATGGCACCCAGAAAGAAAGTGGAATTTGATTTTGCCGTTTTTTAGTTATAAAGGGAAGAGAATAGAGTTTTATATAGGATGGAGACCAAAGACACTTGAGGATGGGAATATGGTTCAGATGTTTGGTTTTGCATTGAGGAGAAGAAAAGATGCCTAAACAACTGGAAGATTGCGTGAAGAAGGTAAGGCGAAAGGGTTATACAAAATCTGAGGCTTATGCGATATGTTCTAAGGCAACAGGTTGGGTTCGTGGTAAGGGTGGGAAGTGGGTTAATAAAAAGAAAAGGAGGAAGAAGTGAACCCAGAGACAGTAACTTATTTATTGATTGCTGGGTGTGTTGGTATATTATTTAAGATAGTTTGGGATTGGTTGATTGGGTTGAAAAGTCCAAATGGGGTAAAAGAAGTTTGTAAGCAAAGGATGGATATGTTTGATGATGAAATATGTAGGTTGTATGAACGATTAGAAAGGATTGAAGAGAAATTAGAAATAACATTAGACAAAATTAACAAAAAGATAGATGAGAAACTTGAACTGTTAATTAAGATGTTAACTCAAGAACGTTCTTAGGAGGGTATCTATGAATAAGTATTTACAGCAATTTGGTTGGCATTGGGTGATAATAGTTTTAGGTTTGGTATTTTTTATAACAGGGTTGATTGGTTTATTTTATGAGCCGTTTCAGTTTGTGTTTAAGAAGATATTTCTTTTATCTTTGTGGTATGTGTTTGCTTATTTAATAAGGTTAACAAGAATAGGTCATATAGATTGGGGGAGCGATGAATGGGCTAAGAGGATATACTATATTGCTATTTTGCTTGGTAGTTCTTGGATTGTGGCAAACGGCTAAAGCCTCTGAATGTAATAAGTTGGTGCCAAAAGTGAGACAGGCATCGGAGTTTATATTAGGCTTAGATTATCCTTATTGGTATAATGTGGGGCAGATAGAAGCGGAGTCTAATTGCATATGGCGAACTTCTCTTGATGGCTTGGGTTCAGTAGGATACGCACAACTGACAGAAAGATTTTTGCCTTGGTTGAACAAGAAGTTTCCAAACTGGAAGGTTAAGGGGCATATAGACCATTTCATGGCTCAGGCGTATTTGATTAAGCAGTTGATTGGACAGGTAAAGTGTAAAAAGCTTTGGTGTGTTTATCAGTGTTATAATCGGTCATGTTGGAAGGTGAATAGAGAAGCGGAGCAAGCAGGTTGTGTGTGGGATAGGGCATTTGAGTTATGCAATAAGAAGTTTGTAGAGAATATTTGTGTTTGGAGGCGAGCTGGTCAATGTTTGCAGTGGCGGACAAATTGCGATATAAATTATCAGTATGGGTATAAAGTTTGGAAGAATGGAATAAAATATAGAAGCGGAGTTATTGAGCGTGCTCACAGTTATTGGTAAACGGTTGTTTTGGGTTTTATTGGTAACGGTTTTATTCATCATTATTTTAGGATTGATTATGTATATGAAAAAGCAAGAGAATATTTTCACCCAAGCAATCAAACAACAGGAACAGATGATTAAGCAAAAAGAAGAGCAAATACAGCAATTACAAGAGCAATTGGAAGCTTTACGGAAGGAGCAAATGATAAGGGAAAAAAGGATAACAACGCTAAAAAAGCAAAGGGAGCAAATACAGAAACCAAAGATAACTGAAGAGGTAATAAAAGCTTTTAAAGAGCTTGGTTATGATGCGGTTGTTAAGTAGTTTGTTAGTGTGTTTATTTTTAGCAAGTCAAGTTTATGCAGTTGATATTTGTTTCCCTGAGGAGCAAGCTAAGCAGGTAGTAGTTGAGTTGAAGCAAAAGAGGGTTTTAGAGCAAGAGGTTCAAGAATATGCAGGATTAGTTGAGAATTTAAAGAAGCAGAATGAAATTTTGAAAGAGCAAAATCAGTTATTGAAAGAGCAGGTAGAGCTTTATAAAAATCAGAAGCAACTATACGATACCGCACTAAAAGAGTGCGAAAAGAAACAAAAACTTAGTTGGATTGAAAACGGTAAGTATTTAGGGATTGGTATCTTGTTTGGCATATTAATTGGGGTGTTCATGTAAATGTTTATTATAGCACCGTTAAAAGAAGCGACTAATTTAATCAATGGAGCATATAGTGGACTAATTAGTAAAGTTCTTCCTACACATGTTTATCAGCATGGATATTTGATTTACAACATTAATGGGTCAGCGACTATAACAGTGAAAGTATCAACGGACAATGTAAACTGGTTGCAAGTTTATTCACAAACGCTTAATGATGTATCAGGTTCACAAACCATAGAATTAATAGGGCTATTTGTTAAGATAGAGATTGATGCTAATGTAAGTGCAGGAAGTTTTGTATCATTTGTTAGATCATCAATTTAAGTCAAGAATTTCAAGCATTTTTTGGAAGTTTTCGTAGTTTTCTTTTAAGGTATCGTATCCGATTGTTAGGTCTGGGGCTATGATTGTTTCTTCAATTTTTTTGACTTGTTCTTCAAGTTCTTCGTAATCAACTAAATAATTTGAATATAGCACGATACAACCGATTGTAGAATAACCTTTGATAGCGTAGAATGTAAGATCTTTTTGCACCTTGGGTTTATAATAAGTTTGTAGAGCAATGAAGTTTTCAAAGATGTATCTATCCTTAAAAGTAATTGGCACGAAAGCTTGTTCAGCTAAAGGTAAGGATATTGGTATAACATATATGTATTCAGCTTTTGGGATAAGTGGGATATTGTTTCGGATAGCTTGATAGATGTTTGAATAGAATTTCAAATAAGCAGTGCCTAAAGGTAGGGCAAGTCTCATGCAAATATCAATTAAGTAAGGTTCAGTTTCTCCTTTGACTTTGATTTCTTCGGTTGAGAAGAAACCTATATATTTCATTTGCTGTAAGAGAGTATCACACATTCTAAGGTTGAGAGCCCATGGTTTCATTAACACATCTTCTTTTCTTTTGATAACCTTAGCGATGTAAGATTTTTTACTTTGTTCAATTCCTATAGTAAAGGGTGGTTCAATACCATTACCAAGACACATACAATCAATTCCGTATTCAATTTCAATATCAGATAAAATTTCTTCTTGGTAGTAATCGATATCTTTAGCGAATTGTCCAGCTGTTTGGATGAGTTTCTGTTTATAAAATTCAAGTTCGTATTGGTTTCTAATGATTGCACTTTCAAAAGAATTCCTATAGATTGGGTCAACTTTGGTAATTGCAGGAAAATTTAAATGTTCAAAACTTACTACACGATAACGGGGAACTTTAGGCATTAATTGTTTTTGGAATAAACGGTTATTTTCAAGCCGAGCTTCTACTCCAGCTCCAAATACATCAATTTTTAATTGCTTAAACAATTCAATAAGGAAACCAAAGTAGCAATCAAGCGTTATGACTTTATCAATCTTGCTAAAAATTTCTGGTGGTAAATCAGTTAGTATTTTGACATTGTGAATATTTCTACCAAACGCAAGGTCTTCCATATCTGGGAATGCACTAATAAAATCAGCAAATAAATAAACCTCTTCATGCTTGGCGAATTCTTCAATATATCCACAATCCATTCCAGTTGTTAACCACAATACAGCCATTATGCTACCCCTTCATAAAAGAATTTAACCCCTTGCTTATAATCTTCAATCAATAAATCTGCATATGGAGTTAATTCATCTTGAATGATACCAAATTTGCGTAAAAGATTGATAATATAATTATACTCGAAATAATTCAACCGACCAAAGCCAAGGTAGTATGTTTTATTGCCATCTCGGAGTTTGAACGATAGGCAGAAGGGTTTATGTGGGTCTTGTAATATTTCTAATCGATGTTTATTATCTCGGATGAATTCAGCAATTGCTAAAAGGTAATCTTCATTATCGGATCGTAGAATTATCACATCTCCTTCCTTTATACCAATAATCATGTTTTTGTATTTAAGAAGAGCTCGTTTTTGCTTAATATTATGAAAATCGGATGTCTCAATTAATTCAGGTATTGTTGTAGCGGGAATGATTTTTTTATCCATCTTTTTAATAATATACTTGTTTTTGCGAGAAGTCAAGTTATAATTTAATTCAAAATGCTACAATTAGCACTTTCACCAATTCAGGAAAATATCTGGGAATTATTTTTCAATTCAAATTATCGATGGATTGTATCGGTTGGTGGTAAAGGTTCTGGTAAGACACAGCTTGCTATTTTTATTCTGTATGAATTATTGACCAATGAAAAGTATCGTGGGTCTCGTATTCTTATTGCTCGTGAAAGTTTGAGAGATTTGAGGAATACTTTAGTTGCAGGTCTTGAGCGATTGTTAGCAGAAAATCCATATTTGAAGTCTTTTATCACAACGAATTTAAATTTGCAAGTAATAAGGAATGAGGTAACGGATGTAGAAATTTACTATTTATCTCTCAATGAAAAGAATGCTCAATATAAGTCCGTGCTGTCTTATGAATTTAATGTGATAATTATTGATGAAGTTGATAGGATAAGTAGGGAAGCATTTGTTGAAGTAAGTGAGCGTTATAGGTTAGTGCATGATTTTTCAAAAGGTATGTTAATACTTAATCCATGTTCGCAGGAGCATTGGTTATATAAAGAATTTGCTGAGAAGAACCGTGAAGATACTTATATTATTCGGTCATCTACTTATGACAATTATTTGATAACTCGAGTTAGCAAGAAAGATTGGGAAGAGATGATACCATATAGTTATGGTGGGAAAGAGTATTTTGTAAGCAATAACATTAGATATGAGAAGCTTTATGAGATAGGGGATATGGTGATTGCTAAGAGGTTTAATGTGTCTCATTCTTTCATAACTGAGATGGAAATGAAGCCATTAGGTTATAGAAAGATTATGCTTGATGGTGAGTGGGGAGCATTTGATTATGGTGGTGGTTTATTTGATGATGTGTTTGATGAGCAAAACATTATTACGATTGATAACCGATTGATTGACATAACATTTGATTATACACTTTATTGTGGGGTTGATTTTGGGATTAGACATTCAGCATATGCATTGGTTGGAGTTGATTATTTAGGTAGGATTGTAATTTTAGATGATTATATTTCGGATAACCAACCACTGAAGGTATTTATTGAATACATGTTAGAGCGATTTAAAAAGAAGTATAATATTAAACGACCACAGTTGATAACTTATGTAGGAGATATTGCAGGAAAGAATAGAGAGATATATGATGGGTATGATTTGTTTACTAAGTTGAGAAAAGATTATGGGCTTGTTTTTCGTGGAAATCGTGTAAGAATAGTTGAGAGCATAGCGATGATAAAAGACTTATTAGAGAAAAAGAAGTTATTAGTTAGCGACCAAGCTCATAGGACATTAGAGGGATTTTTAGGAAAGTTTCAAGCTGATCATCATGGTAATTATAAGAAAGATGGATTTTATGAACATTTGCTTGATGCGATAAGATATGTTATAGTAGAGATATACAAACAAAGCAAACCACAGAAGAGTAGATATTTGAAGACACCTACCTATGCATTCCCTACCAGTTATTTTTAAATTGAGCCTACCAAGGAATAAAATATTCCGTATTGAGAAAGATATAAATTCTTTTTTAAAGAAGTTTGTCTTTATTAAAGCATTTAAGTTATATTGTCCTGTGATAAGGGGGTTGCCTGATTTTTTAGTTGTTAAAGCAAAATATAATTTACCAAGTGGATTTTATGAAGTAAAAAATTGGAATAATAGTTTAAGTGAGTATCAAATTAATATGTTAAATGTATTAAGTATGGCTTTTAATTGTGTAGTGGTGCAGTATAATAAGAAGGAGCATTGTTTATATTTTTATGAATGGTCACCTCTTGACAAAGAAAATGAATTGATGTATAATATGACATAAGGAGGCAGAGATGGATTTGAACAAACTTTTTGAATGGTTAAAAGAACCAGTTAAGCTTGATAATCAAGAAACAACTGAAATACAAGAACAAACAGAACCACAAATACAAGAACAAGAGGAGCAACAATTACAACAGCAACCACAGCAACAAATACAAAGTCAACCAGAACAAAAATTTACACAAGAAAATCAATCAACATTCCCAGGGGCAGAATATTTAACTAATACAGATTTACATGATATAGCTGTTGGTAGGCAAAGATTTGTAGCTAAATATGCTAATTTTGAAAATTTAAATAGTTTACTACAGACAATTGAGCCCATTGCTTATCGGCAGTATGTATTAGATGTTCAAGCGGGAAGGAGACAAGGAGACTATTATACATATCTTGAAAGGGCAAAGGATTTAACACTTGAAGCAACAAAGACATTAGCAGACCAATTAAGAAGGCTACAACAGTATAATCCATATTACATACCAAACAACAAACAGCAGGGTAAACGACCTTATACAGTAAGAGATTTGATGAGGGATTACAAGAAAGCATTGCCATATATAACGACAAAGTATCATATGATTTACCATATGGATGACCAGACCGTTGATCGGGGTAGATTAGATTTATCTACTCCAAGCGGTCTACCAATAGAAAAACAATAATAAGGAGGGATGAACCGTGGCTGATTTATTTTGGGGAGATTTAGGGGCTGAAGGTGGTAATATATCGGCAGCCAACTTTTATGATACAACTGATGCACGAGCTGTTATACGAACTGAATTATCCAAAGATTTATGGCAGATTACTTTTGCTTATTCGAACTTCAGGCGATATGTTGATAAAATTACTGGATTTTCTGAGAAGATGTCCGATAAATTTATGGTTCCGAAGGATCTATTTAGACCTGAAGATGCATTGTGGGATGAAGTAGGGGAATTTGATGCTTTACCAGATTTCAATCTCAATTTTGGTAGGTTCTTAATTCAAATAGCTGAGAGAGGTAAACAGTTCAAGCATACTGAAAGGGCTGATTTATTTTCATTTGTAGATATTGAAGGGCTTGCAAGGGAGAAGTTTAGTCAAATTGGTGTAGCATCGATTGAAAGAGACTTGTTAATGAATGCATTTGTTTATTTAGATGTTCTTGGAATTGCTCAGTCTGGTGGTGATGTATACTATGAGACAGGTAAAACTTTAGCACCGACTAAATCGTTCATGAGAGATGTTGATGGAATATTTACCCCAATAACAATTACACAAGTAACTTATGATACAACTAACCATACTATTGATGGTCAAACTCCCGCTAATTTAACAATGTCCCATATTCTTAAGTTTGCTCAAATTTTACATGACCTAAATGTTCCTTCTTACACAGGAGATGGTTATGGGACTTATTTAGTGATAATTAACAAGCAAGCTGAGAATAGGTTATTGACTGACCCTGTATTTTTCCAAGCTGTTACTTATTCTGGTGATGTAGAGAAACTATATAAAGGGTATATTGGTTCTTTCTATGGTCAGGAATTTGTAAGAGATGAGGGTAAGTATATTGACAAGTTTGTTTGCTCATTAAATCCTGAATTACAGGGCAAGGCAATTTGTATATTCTTAGGTAAGCAACCAGTGGTTGAAGCGGTGATTAGACCTGAGGCTGTCTATGAAGAGAGACCAATGGACTATGGCAGATATAAAGGAATGGCTATTAGGACTTATAGAGGAGAGAGCCCGACTTGGTTTAGTGCAGAGGGTCAGCCTGTAGGTGGTATTTTAGTAGCTGCTTAATGATTAATCCAATGAGCAAACAATGTGGACATCGAACGATGAATACATTCAACACATCTTAAAGTTTGCGGGGGTTCCGTATGAGGAGCCCTTTTCACTTTCTTCTTTTTACAATTCAGTTTACAAACCACTTTTCCAAGAAGCTCTTTTAGAGATACAGAAATTTATTAATTTTTCATTCATGCGGAAGGAAGGGGAGTTTGTTCTATCTGCTGGAAATTCATCTATTAATTTAAATACTAAAAACATCAAGTTTATTCAAGCGATTTTCCCTAAAGGTCGCAATAAAGTATTAGAGGGGTTTGAGTATTCGAAGTATGCAGGGACAATGCTGGTAGGGGAACCTACGGCTTACTACTTTGATGACAATATGATGACAATTTATTTTAATGCTACACCGATTGAAGATATTGTTTATCAGATAATTTATTACGAATATGATTTAGATAGCAACCCACATCCTGTATTGAATGAAGCACCAGAGGTGTTAAAATATTTGTATCTTGCTAAGCTTTATTTGCATTTAGGGGAGTATGATAAATATGAAAATGCCTATCAAAAATATATAGCGTTGTGTAAGTTAGAAGATGGGTTGGAGAAAATAAAGAAAACAAAAACGACATTACTAAAATTAAAACATGGATATGAAGGTTGGTGGTGAGTTTAGAAAAGAGATACCAAAGGAATGGCTGATTGATTATTTTAATAAGAGTGGAGATGATACTTTGATATTGACGAATTTGATTGCAACGGATTTTGGGTTTGCGAGTTTTGATATAAAAGGTGATGAGTTGATATTATATCAGGTATATGGAAATGGAGATTTGTGGGACAGGTATTTTGTAGAGCTTGCGAAAAGGTTGAATTTGAAAAAGATAAAATTTGGGACAAAGAGAAATTATAAAGGGTTTGAGCGAAAATTTGGGTATAAGCTTGTAGGGTATATTTTGGAAAAGGAGGTGAAATAAATGGGTGGAATTGTAGATGCAATTTTTGGTGGTGGGGAAAGTGAAACTACTGTAACATATGACACTCCACCTGAGGTAAGACAGCTTGCGCGAGAAATTATTTATGAACTTCAAACTTTAAGACCTCTTGCTGAGCAAGCAGTCCCTGGTGTTCAGAGTGCTATACAACAATACATACAACAATATCAAGATTGGTTAGCACGAAGTCCTGAATTTTTTGAAGAAGCACAAGGACGAATAGGAGAGCTTACTACACAAACAAAGCAACAATTACAAGATGTATTTGAAGGTTCAATAGAAAAGGCAGGTGAATTTTGGGATGAAGTAAGACAAACTTTATTAACAGACATCCAAGAAGCTGAAGAAAAAATTCCACAAATTTACGAACAAGCAAGAACACAAACTAAAGAATTAACACAAGAAGTTCTACAGGATGCATTAAGAAATACAATAAGAGAATTGTCATTGCAAGGACTTATTAGTCAAACTGCAGGCACTCAAGCAATGGCTGAACAATTTAGGCAATATGAATATGAACCTTTACAAAGATTAATTGAGGCTGAAACTGGTGCAAAACAAAGATTACAAGAACAAGCTTTAGGATATAAAACTGATATAGGAGAAAAGAAAGCTGGTGCTCAAGAAAGAATGTTAAGTGATTATGCAAGCAATATTGCTAAAACATTACAAGGTGCAATGACATTACAAGCTGGCATAACTGGTCAACAATTACAACATCAATTATCTTTACCAGATATTTATCAAGCAATTATGCAAGCACAACAACAGTATGCACTTACTCCTTTTGAATTAAGAAGGACATTACTTGGAACATTAACGGGTTCAGCTGGAACATTACAATCATTATCTCCTGCGAATGTTACTCAAGCGACAAGTGGTGGTGTTAATCCAGTTCTTGGTGGATTGGCAGGAACGGCGGGGACTTTAGGTTTATTTAAGTTATTTGGTCTTATTTAAGGAGGATAAAGATGACAACTCAGGCATTAGATCCTTTGTCCTTGCTCATGTTAATTAATGCTCAAATGTTCGGAAGGAACCCTTGGGATACGACTACAGAAAGACCTACTACAAAAGACTTAGCAACTTTATCGGCTCAGAGGGCAAGTCCATATGGTAAAGTAACGATTAAGCAACCGGAGATGACTTGGAGTGATTTTATTCAGGCAGTAATTTTACCGATGGTATCGGATTTATTTACAGCAAGAGAATTGAAGAAGCCTATATTAGATGATAGAACAATAGATAGGTTAAAGAAAAATGTTCCTGATATAGATAAGTATGTGCAGAAGGATGAGAAGACAGGTCAGTATAAGTTTACAAATATAGATGAGGCACCGCAAGCTGTAAAGGAAGTATATAATAAAGTTAAAGAAATTGAGCAAGCAAGGCAAAGAATATTAAGTAATCCGAGAAATTTTTTGAGACCTGGGACTTTATCTTTGATAATGCAAAATCCTAATATAGCGAGCACTTTATTTGATGTAACAGGGCAGATTGAGCAAAGCATTAAGGCTGGGCAGAAGAAAGAAGCGATGAAGAATGTAACGGGTAAATTGTTAGAAAAATTAGGAATAGACAAAAAAGATTTAGAGGGATTAGATTGGGAAGATTTGCAAACATTAACACCGTTTATTCTTACGAGTATATTTAGTAATTTTAATCCGACAATTACAACAGGGGCTCAAAATGAGTGATTTAATGCTTGATCCTTGGGATTATTTTATAGAAGAAGCAATACCTTATAAAGGTAAAATTGATAAACAACAGCAGTCTATACAACAACCCACACAACAAGCCAAACAACAAACAAAACAACAAACCAAACCAAAAACCAAACCAAAATCAAAACAAACGACTAAACAAGCTACTACGGCTCAACAATCATTAAAACAAGATTTATTCAATGAAATTAAAGCTATTCTTACAGGTCAAAAAAGACCACAAGAAAGCAAATTGTTCGAGGATATAAATAAAGAACGGGAACAGGTAGAAAAAGATTTACAAAGTGTTAGACAAGAATATAATGTTAAATTAAAAGAACTTGCTGAGTTTACTAATAAATTTAATGATGCACATAGTAAGATGATTGGTTTATTTGCGTTAATGTTAGGGAAAAGTGATTTAGCAAAGCATACAAATGAGCATTTATTTGATAAGATGAGGGAGTTGGTATTGTATTATCCTGTTGATGTGGTTCCATTAGCGATGAGAAGTTTGGTTACAGGTTATTTTGCAGGAAAGCAAACTGGTATAGATACGGATGGTATGAGTGTAGGTGAATTAATAACAATGGGAGAAAATCCAGAATTTGTATCAAAGTTATCTCCGAAGAGTTTAGAATTTTTAGGTCAATTGATAGATGCGATGCCACAAATTTTTCAAATGAAAGTTGCTCCTTATAAAATTATGTTAGATAAATTGCAAAATGAAGCAAAAATTTTAGAGGCAAGGCAAATACATCAAGAAAATATGTTAAACAAATTATTACAACTTGAACAAATACGATTAGGAAAATTAGCAACTGTAGCGAATGTTTTATCATTATTCGAGTATAGAGAAGGGCAAATACAAGTAAGAAGAGAAAAATTAGCATTAGACAAAGAAAAGCAAAAAACAAGTAATATAATGACGCCAGAAATGCAAAAAGCAATACAAGATTTATTTTCTAAATAACCATGGGGCTAACTGATATAATCCACGATTTACGAGTTAAGTTTTTCGGTTATAATGAAGATGATGTATTAAGTTTTATTGCATATCCAAAGAAATCGGAATTAAGCAAGCTTCTAAAGGACAAGCGGTCAAGGGAGCAATTCTTTTCTGCGGTTAGTCAATTAGCTCAAAAGAAAGGTAAAGATCCGAATACTGTATCACAAGCGGTATCGAATTATATATTACAAAAAGCAAAGGATAATGATTTAATAAAGTCAGAAATTCTTACGGCACCTCGTTTACAAGATTATGAAATGATTATAGGGATTGATGAGTTGGGAAGATATGCGTTTGGTGAAAAGGATCCAGGGATGGGATTTGTTCGTGTGTTAGATGTTACAAATGTTGGTAAAAAGATGCGGAAGGAAGAGCATGATAAATTTGTCGCTAATGTAAGAAATACAATAATGATGGCATATCAAGTTGACAGGACAATTGAACGAATAGATAAAGCGTTAGATGTAGCAAGTGATTTATCATTAGTTTTAGGATTAGGTGGATTAGCAACGAAAGGAGCATTATGGTTAGGTAAGAGAGTATTAAAAGATGTAGCTAAAGAAGTTTTGGGGAAGTCGTTACTTGTTAAGGTTGCGAATGAAGTTGCTTCGCTTGGGATTAAGGCAGGGGATATTGCATTTGTGGGGAGTGAATTAGGTAAAGCAACATTAAATACAGTAGCAAAGGGGTTGCCGTTATCATATTCATTAGACCATTTAGTATTTGGTGGGATTTCTTTAGCTGGATTTTTAGGGTCAAAAACAACAAAAGCAAAGGAAGTTATTCAGAGGATTGAAGGGACACCATATACAACGGTTGATGATATTAAAAGAACGATAATTGAAAAACAACTTCCTATAAATGGATATGATTTAAATCTTACAGCGGATGAAGCATCTAAAATGTTTGTTTCAAAGATAAGAGGTTATGTTGAGGATAAAGCTGGTAAGAAGTTATCTTTAGAAAATTTAGAGAATTTTAATGTTATAGCAATACGACAAATAGAACAGCTTCAAGATCAATTAAAAATTAATCCATTACTTGTGGCTGATGCTTTTCTTACTCCACACAAATATGAGCATAAAATTCATGAAATATATGATGGAATGAAAAACTTTTTAGCTACAAATGAAAAAAAATTTATTCAATTAATAAATGAATTACCTGAAGGACGACTTGAGCTTGTTAATATAGAACCAGAGTTATTTGAATTTTTCCATATGAATACGACTAAAGTATTTGGGGATAGGATAAGGTTGCTATTGAAAAAATTTAGAGAAGATGCAAACATTGATTTTAGTAAATTACGAGTAAGGTTAAAGGGCACTTTTGTAGAATTACAGCCTGAAGATGTTTACATGAAAGATTTTGACATTTTGCTTAATGATTATGTAAGAAAAGCAATAAAAGATGCAAAACCATCGGTAGAAGTTGAATTTATACTGAAAGATGGAAACACTGAAAAACTGTTAAAAGAGTATGGTTTACCTACAATTTATATTCCTACTTACGATTATCGTAAAGTGATGGTTGTATCAATCAAAGAAGGCGAAGAAGAAAAAGAAATTTTAGTTGATATTCCAGCGGTATTAATAGGTGCTCTTGGTGAAAAGTTTAAAGGAGATATTGCAAAGATTAACAACTTCTTAAGAAATTATGTAGAAAAAGTTAAGGGATTAGAAACAGGAAAAGTGAAAGATATTCTTTACATTTATGACCCGATGAGCCAACTGTTTCCTTCTACGGTTATTCGGGAAATGGGTTGGGATAAATTAAAAATTTTAGATGAATGGTTAAATCTCTTTCCTGATGAAGAACTAAAAGAAATAGGATTACATAAAGGTAGAGCTACAAAATTATTGGAATTTGGAGAAAATATATCAGAAGCGTTTAATCAATTTGCTATACGACAACAAAAAATCCATCTTGAAAATTTATTCAAAGAAATTAGAGCTGACTTAAAAAACTTATTAGGATATGATCCAAAAGATAAAATACGAACTGAAACTTTAATTCAACAAGCATTAGAAAAGGCTGAAATAACTGATAATCCTGAAATAAAAAAAGCGATTTATTATTATGCTGAACAAATTAAGCAACTTAAACCAATGATAAAAGATCTTAAAACAAAGTTTACAGATCCTAAAAAAGCAAGTCTTGCCGAAAAATTAACACGAAACTTTCAAAAAGCTGAAACAATAATTGAAAAATTAAATAAAAATCCTATTGAAGAAACTCGAAAAAAGATAATTGAACTAATTTATCAAGAAAAAGACCCTCGATTTCTTAGAAAATACGGTCAAGGATTTGTTGATGTAATGATGCTTTATCAATTGGATCCTGAATTAGCTTTTGATTATTTAGCTCGAGCCTATACAAGACCTTGGACTGCTGATAAGAGATGGTTATTAAGTTTTGTAAGACATACCGATGAAAGATTATTTACGGATCCATTCTTAAAAGAAACAGATTTCATTAAAACTTTAGAGCTCATTCGAGACTATCAAGGAAGAGATACGGCAAGAAGCAAATGGATTAAAACAATTGGAAATTTTTCAAAAATATACACAATGTTTTTACCACGGATTGCGATGGGTGCAGGTATTCAATTATTCAGTGCTATATCTCAGCGGTATCCAAGTTTTAGATTTTTCCAAGCACAAATTGATGCAATAAAAGAAGTAATATCAAATCCAGAACTTAGAGAGTATTTGTTCAAACAATTTAAAGAAGAATTGCATGATGAAAATTACTTGTCATTTTGGATTAGAGCTGTTGAACCATTTGTGCAGACAATTTTCTATAATGAACTACTTAAAAATCCTGCATTCAGAAAGGAAGTATTAAAAGATTTTGGTCATGTAGCGATAGAGGGATTTACACCTACAGATGCTAAGTTATTAGCTGAACATTTAGCCAATTTGATAGATAGTCCTGCGGCGATTTCTCCATTTATGGGTGCAACTTTTGGTAAGTTAGCATATGTACAGAGTTGGTTTCCTTATGTTGTAGCACCATTCCAAGTAGCTGTTCAATCATTTGCTAAGAGTTTTACTTCTCCTAAATATGCTATGAATTTCTTTAAACATCTGATACTTGGTTCAACTATTCTTCCAGCAACAATTACACAATTTAGTGGAGTTGCAGATACAATTAAAAATACATACGAAGGTTTATCAACTGTTTATCATACTATTGCATCAATACTTACAGGCAATCCTGAACCAATTCAATCATATCTTGAGAAACAAGAGCCTGCATTTGCATCAATATGGAAATCATTATTTAGTAATTTAACTGATATACCAAGGGATGAATTGACAGGTAGGTTGTTTCATGATTTAGGTTTAATGTTAGCTTTACATGGTGATAATGTAGCTTGGCAATATGTTAAGTCGGGGCTTGATTTCTTAGAAAAGCATTTAGATTTAGCAAATAAGAATATATTCTCGGCTGGGTCAGTTAGCACATCATTTGAAGTAACGATGCCTATAGTAGAAACGGCAATACGGTTAATTAATAATTTAACTGTTTATGAAAAAGAGCAACCACAACAAGCTGGAAGAGCTTTATTAGAAACATTAATGCAAACCCTACCGATTGCTAAGAACATTAAATCAGGTATTTTAAATGAATTAACTCAATATGGCAGGGTAAGTGATAATAGTGTATTGAAATATTTTGATGATGAAGATTTAGCAAAAGCGACAGGTCTTGGATATTTCCTTGGGGTAATGATTAAACATCCTGTAACAGTAGCAAAAGTATTTGATACGATGTTTCTTGGTGGGTTTGGAGAGGCTGTTGGTCGTGTGATAACTGGTGAAGAGAAACAAACTTTATTCCTGCCTAAGGTTACCGATGCAAAAAGCTACAAATTAAAAATTTTAGGCAATGAAGAGTATGTATTACAATCCCTACGGCAAATTGAAGACCCGTATACAAAGAAAAATGTTCTCATGCGGTTTGCTAATGTGATAGATAATTACTTTAATGAACGATACATCAAGAAGACAGATAGACCACCAGAAGAAGAAATTAATATGTTCAAGAGCTACCTAAAATTTATGACTTATGACCCGAGTATTTTAGATGAGACTGACCTTAAGTATATGGTAGAGGTTGTAAATAAGGCTGGATATTACTTTAAAGAGAAATATGGATTGGAAGATCAGCAATTACATGAATTCTTAGCCAAAGCTCTGGATGAACTTAAAATAAGAACTAAACTTAGAGGACGGACGCTTCCCCCTGAAACGGTATCTCGAAATTCTTAAACAAATAATTCCACATTTCAGTTCCTGCCTCGTCTAATGCTTTAATGTATTCTTGAGCCTCCTCTTGACTATCACATTCTATTTGTATCTCATCGTGTATAAGGTTAACTATCTTGGCATTTGGATATTTTTTTGTAAATAAGACTACTGTTCCTTTGAGCAATTCGGCTCCTGTGCCTTGGATTGGGAAGTTTAGTGCAATGTTTAAATGCTCGGTGTAGCGGTTTCTTCGGAGGACTGTGTAAACTGGAATAGAACCATTTTTAAGTGTATTAATTGTTGATTGAATATGTTCGGAAACTCTTCGATGATAGGACATCCATTTAGCTCTTAGAAATTTGGTTTCTTCATAAGTCAAAAGAATATTTGCTTCGTATAAGAGTTCTTGCAATGTTTGGACTGAGGCTCCATAGATTAAGGCAAAATTGAATTGTTTAGCAATATGTCGTTCTTGCTTTGAAATTTGGTCAATTGGTTTGTCGAAAAGGAAGGATGCTGTCTTGCTATGTAGGTCCTCTCCATTTCTATAAGATGCAATAAAGGTTGGTATGTAATAAACTTGACCAGCTAATCTTAATTCTATCTGGGAAAAATCATACTTAAGGAATGGGCTCTTATAAAAGAGATACCGCAAATGTCTCGGGATGTTAAGCAAGTTCGAATTAGAACAAGAAAGTCTACCCGTGATAGCTCCGCAAACATCATAATGACCATATAGCCGACCAGATGAGCCCTTAGTAATCCATTCTTCCAAATAAGAGATTTCATCTTGTTGCTTCTTAAGGGATAGAATATCATGTATACATTGTTTTAATTTTTCATCTTTAGAAGTTAAGAAGTAATAAAGTAAAGTTTGTTTTTGGGCATCGGGAAGCTTAAGTTTTGATTTAGTTTGTGCAGGTGAAAACGGATTGAATTGATAAGCCATCTGGAAAGCCAGTAGATTTTGATGAAAGACAGGTTTCTTTTCTTGTAGTAATTTAGATACTTCTTCAATATTAACTGGAACTCCTCGTTTTTGTATCTGTAGAAGTCTAATCATGAAAGCTTTGTCTAAAAGATATACAGGCTTAAATTTCTCATGCTTGGCAATTGTATGTCGATAAAGTAAATCCGTAGCATTCAAATCTTCAGTCAAATAATCTTTCAATCGATTGTCTAATAATCTAACGCCTTTCTCAAGGTCTTTACGAAATTTTGTTTTATCGGTTTTGTATTCATATAACTTAAAAAATTTGCACAAATTCTCCAAACCAAACATACCTCTTTCAGGTTTCTCTATCTTATACTCAACTTGATATGCCTTCATAAACAGATAAGTATCGTCAAAACAATCTCTATTCGGTGGAATAAAATCAAGTATAGAAAAATCATAAAACAAATTATGCCCTACTATCACATATCCATTGCTTATCAAATCGTTTAAAAAATCTTTAAGCTTATCTGCATCTTCAAAATAAAAATACTTTCCATCTACCTTTATCCCACCAAGTAATAATCTACCATATAAACCCTGGGTTTCCGTATCAAGAACAGCAACTTTTCTCATCTGTCTTCTCCTTTGGTTGGAAATTCTGGCAAGCAGGAAATAAAGGATGTATTTCGGTTCGTTGGTCTTCTAATGTGCACCGCCAATCAAAACTTCTTCTTTTGTGAACAAACTTACAATCTTTACATTGCTTCTTTGATGCTAAAATTTGTACTAATTCTTGTAAAGTCATTTCTA